GCTTATGTGTATGGTATAACGTTCCAAGCTGGAAGTGGAGCAAATAGTGCAGCTATTAATTGGCAGTCTACATCCCCATGGGGATACATATTAGACAATTGCACTCTTAAACTTAACAATTCAAATGCAGGGTCACGATTTAACTTTGGCATTGCATCCACAGCAGTAGATGACCTATTTCTTACACTTATAAATACCCCATTAACAACAGGAGCAACAGGACAAACTGTAAACTGTTTTCTTGTGCGATTTACCTGGATAGATACCCCTAGTGCTTTAAATGGGACAATTCCTACAACATTATTTACACCTACATTGGCATCTGGAGGACCCTTACAACTTATTAAAGGTGTAGATTTAAGTGCTGCAGGTTCAGGGAAAAGTTTAGTAAATATGGCTATTGGCAGTGCTGCAACATTTAGGTTTGTTCATTGCAAGCTAAACAGTGCAATAGCTATTACAACGGGTACCCCTGTTGGACAAGGCGGCACTAATGTAGAACTTATTAATTGTGACAGCGGGGATACCAATTACAGGCATGAATTTTACCAGTACTGTGGAAACCAAGTAACCAATACCGCAATATATCGTAATGGTGGTGCTTCAAACGGTACAACACCTTTCAGTTGGCTACTTACCACTTTACGTACACAACTCTATATGTCTGGATTTACAACATACCCTGTTATTGGATGGAATGATACCACTGGTTCACGGACATTTACCATGCAATATGTTCATGGGGAAAGCGCAGTATTACAAGATAACCAAATATGGTTAGAAGTGGAATACTTAAACAATGGATCATTCCCATTGTCTACAACTGCAACAGATAGGAATACTACCATACTGACTTCTGCTGCAAACCAAACAGCAGACAGTGCACAAGATTGGGATGATGGAGCAACAGCCCGTGCCAATAGTACAGCATACAGTTTAGGGGACATTCGTAAAGCTGCTACACCAAATGGTCGTATCTTTGTTATTACCACGGCAGGAACATCAAGTGGTTCAGAACCAGGTGGGTTTACAACAGCTTCTGATGGAGACAGTGTTACAGATAACACAGCAACCTGGAGATGTATGCGTAGAGAAAAAGTGAATGTTACTGTTACTGTCAATGAAAAAGGTCCTTATACTGCACGTGTAGTTGTTGCAACAAATGTAAGTGTATACATCGACCCATATGTCACAGTATCATAAGTAAAGGTTACATATGTCTCGTTGTTACATTACACCATTTGGAGCGTTTCAATGTGAAACAACAACAAAATCATTCATTACTCCATCTGGATATATTGTACAAGAGTCACAATCCAGTAGCACAACTGTCACACCAGATACAGTAACCACTTCTGAAACTGTTAACTCTGTAACAGTAAACCTTAAATTGTATCCAGGAACTATAGCTACTACGGAAAGTGTAAGTTCTACAACAACACACTTTAAGCTGTACCCTAACACCTTAGCCTCTACCGAAATTGTTAATTCTACAACTATACAGAGTAAAATATATCCAAGTACAGTAAGTACAACTGAAATTGTTAACACTGTAGGGGTAGGTTCTCAACTTTATCCTGGTACAATAACCACTTCTGAAACTACTAATGTAACATTAATACATTCAAAATTGTATCCAGGTACAATAAGTACCAATGAAACTGTTAACACTGTAACAGTATCAAGTACACCAACATTATTACCTAGTGCAATAGCATCTACTGAAAATGTTAACACTACACAAGTACACTCTAAACTGTATCCTGGTACACTAGTATCATCTGAAATTGTTACTACTGTACTTGTGCTCACTGCACCAATAATATTTCCCAGTACAATAGTTTCAAATGAAATTGTTAACAATTCCACAGTAAATTCTCAACTATACCCCTCTACAACATCTACAATATCAACTGTTAACAATACACAAGTACATAGTAAAGTTTACCCTGGAACATTGCCCTCTATTGAAAGTGTAAACAATACCACAGTACATTTTAAATTATACCCCTCTACAGTGTCTTCAACTGCAACTGTTACTACAACAACAATACATTTTAAATTTTACCCTGGCACAATAACTACTACTGAAATTGTTAACAATGTTTCTGCAAAGGGTAAAATACAACCAAATACTATTGGTACAAATGCACTTGTTAACAATACAACGGTTATTGGCACAACAACTCTACTCCTTTCCACTGTAAATACTCAAGAAATTGTTAATAATCTTTCCCTTGTTTCAGGTGGCATTCTTCACCCTTCCACTATTGTCTCTGTAGAAACTATCAACAGTTTTACACTTGTTCTTATGGTGCCAAAGTTTACTTTTAATACACGAAAACGTACATACATTTTTACAAGTATAGGTTAATACATATGGCAAATGTACTATTTAAAAAATTTAAAGAAGCAGCTATCAGTGGAGATATTGGTCTAGACAGCGCCAATGTTAAGTGTGCACTTATAGACACAGGGGCATATACCTTTTCACAGACACATGATTTTCTTAACGATGTAGCAGGTGGCTCTATCATCGCTACAAGCGGTAACTTGGCAAATAAAACACTTACAGATGGTATTTTTGATGCGGATGATATTACTATAAGTGCAGTAACAGGCACAAGTATTGAAGCTATTATCCTTTACGAGGATACTGGCACAAGTTCTACAAGTCACCTTGTTGCCTATATAGACACAGGAACTGGACTCCCCTTTACCCCTTCAGGTGGTGATGTCATTTTGAGTTGGTCGAATAGTGCAACAAAGATTTTTGAAATTTAATGTAACAAATGGTACGAGGTAGACTTTATGAATTACCTTGTAAAACAACCCACTGAAACATTTCCAATTGGCATAGACTACACAGGGCAATTACCAAGTGGATACACATTACTCAGTGCCACAGTGTCAGCTATAAACAAGGCAACACTTACAGATGCAACCAATGTTATTCTTTTAAGTCCTACATGTTCCATTGATCTTGTAGAAGAACAAACGGTATGTGTTGTAACAGGTGGTGTACTTAACACGGATTATGCTATAACTATTCTCCTTACATTGTCCCCTAGTGGAACAATCAGTGATACGGTTACTGTAGCTGTAAGAAATTGTTGAAAGGTTTTTATGGCTCTTACAAATGCATTACTCGCATTTAATAGTCATTTAGACATGTTGGTAAATACTACTTTTACACGTATCGCTGAAGTGGTAACTATTGCACTGTCAGAAAATGCTAATGATGTTGATATAACAAGCCATGATTCAACTGACAGATGGAGGGATTTCTTACAAGGGCTAAAAGATGTTGAAATTGCTATAGAAGGCAATTGGTTACCTCTTAACACCACGCAAAACTTTAACACAAATGGATTACTTGGACTTTTTGATACAGGAACAATTCATACATTTAAATTGTGGCTTGGAACAGGTACTGGGAGCACATATGTCATATTTTACGCATTTATAAAAAATTTTACGTGTGGTGCAATGCACGATGGAAAATTAGAATTTTCAACTGTACTCCGTGCAATGAAATTTAATGAGCAAGAAGAGTTTACAGCTTTAGTGTACACAGAACCATGGGAATATCCAACAATCATTGCACCTATAAGTGAATACACTGAAAATTGGAATTACCCACATGTTGTAAGTGCTACAAGTACATACACTGAGCCATTTGATGAGTACAGTGTACCAAGTACCCTTGTATTGAAATACCTTGAAGAATGGGAAAGTTAACGTAAAGGTTTACATGTATGCCTTTAACAGATTTTGAAGCCTTTTCCTCTGATGTAGATGCACAAATTATCTTAAATATTTTAACACCTTTAGTAGACACAGGTTCTCTACGGTTCAACTTAGCCAGTGGAGGACATGGGAATATTGCTCCTGATAGTGGAGGAGCATTTGACCATGGTTTTACTTCTTTACGTTATCAAACGATTATGCGTATAGATGTCTCTGGTATTGCAAGTAATCCTGGTATAGCTGGCATTACATGCATGCAAAGTCACCATTCTTTAGTTGGTACTGGTAAAAGTTTTTATTTTTTCGGAATCTTGAATAGTTTAAGTGATTTTGATACAGCATTTTATGTGTTCAGAAAATACACAGATGGTTTAAATGCTTACACAACTATTGCACCAAACGTTACTACAAACAGTGGGGTAATTGGTGCTGTAAAGACTTTACGTATAGATGCGATTGTTGATATACCAAATTTGGGTGGCACATGGTTACGATGTTATTATGGTACAGCAACAGACTTTTCAAACATGACACAATTTTGTAATGTTGTTGACTACACAAACCCTCTTACTACATCAGTGAATGAGGGCTTATTTCTTGACTCTGCAACACCAAGCTCACGGTTAGAAGTTTGTTTTGATAACACTTCACTGTATGCGATAACATAACTATGGGTGTAAATACTACAATTTCTCTTACAACAGTTGAAAATGTTGAACTTGCACTTGGATTAGATTGCAATGTCTATACATTACAAATTGAACATGCTATCAACCGTTACTCTGCACTTTTAGAAAGTGTTACAGGGCGTAAACTTAAAGCACGAACCTATACAGATTACCGTATAGATGGCAATGGTTGCTCTACATTGTTCTTTCCAGAGTACCCTATAAACAGCACAACTTCTCTCCTTATCTATGACATCACTGATACTCTCTACCACACTGTAGACACTACAGACCGTTCAGAATACGTTACACATGGCCAAATTGGTAAAATGTGGTTACCAAAAGATATATTCCTTTCAGGTGAACAAAATATAGTGTTTACAGGAAACGTAGGCATCACTGATACCAGTGAACTTGCCATGTTAGAGGAAGGTGTTATCGATCTTATAGGCACAAACCCACCAAATACCAGTTGGAGAAATTCCCGTATAAAGTCTGAAAGACTTGGCTCATACAGTGTCACATGGGATACAAATCAAAATTTCTCTGGCGCAACACAAAATATTATTAATTTCTTCTCTAGGGTTTGAGATATGTCAATATCAACACATCTCTTCTCTCAAAAAATAACCATTGCGCCTTTTCTTACAAGGGATGGTTATAATGAACCTACATATGGTCCCTCATACCCTGCACAATGCAGAGAAGAAACAGATTACCATTATATACGAGATACCTTTGGGGAAATAGCTACCAGTTCTACAGTTCTCTATGTGTATAGCCCAAAGAATACCCCATACATTGAAGATAAAGTTACCCTTATAGATAGCACTTTTTACCCTATAAAACATATACTCCATAATCGTAATGACAATGGTAAAGTTGAATTTTATACTATTGTTATAGGTAAATAATTGTGGCAGCACTTTTTAACGTGGACATTGAAAGACATAAAAGGTTTGAGCATAGATTTGCAAGAGCCTATACCAATGCAGGGGCAAAATTTCGAAAAGTATTAAAGAAAGAAGTTGAGTTTGTACTTGACAAAGCAAAATATTATACCCCTGTGGATACAGGAGCATTGCGTAACAGTGGAAAAATTATAGTTAACAAGCAAACAAAACAAACTACAAGTTATACTATTCAATTTGGTAACGGGTTAGACCATGAATATGCTTGGTGGGTTGAAGTGAGAGAATTTAGCATGGTATCAGGGAAAAAGATTTACCATGCACCCCCTACAAGAGCACTCTATGCACAAACTGCTCATGATGAAAACATAGACAATTTACGACAAAAAATGGCAGAAATTACTAAAATTCTCCGTGAAGATTATAAAAGGTCATAATTATGCTTCTTGATGAAGTTGGGGAATTTATAGAACAAGCAGGTTTTGGCCAAATAGGGGTAAACATTTTTAAAGGAGAACTCCCTTTAAACCCCATAAGTTCTATAGGGTTATTTGAAATATCTGGCACTACCCCAGCATCAACTTTAGACCTTGAGATTGCTCATGAGTTTCCAGAGTTACGTGTCATAACACGTCATAGCACATACATTGCAGCACGGGCAAGAGCTGAATCCATTATGAAACTTCTTGCCACTATAAAAAATACCCATTTACATGGAACATTTTACCTTACCATACAACCACGTACTACACCGTATACCTTGGAAGTTGATGCCAATAAAAATCATCTCATTGCTGTCCATTACAATGTTATGAAAGTTGTGTCTTAAATTAAAAAAATTGTACAGATAAAACTCCCTGTATAATCCTTTTCCGGCTTCGCCTACAAAGTCTTATACAGGGAGTTTTGCCCTAAAGAAATGTTAACATGTGCCCATGCACAATGAAAACCCTGCACCTATATATTTTTTCTTTTGCCATGTCATACTCCATGTAACAATTCTCAAAGGCTAAATATTCCCATGTTAGAGAAAAAATATACAATATTTTATAAGTATTTTTGGAAAAGTGTACCCGTATAGGCGAAGCCGGAAAGGGTACACTTTTACATACATATAGAAAGTTGTACACGATCATGGTACTAGATACCTTGTAAAACACTCCACAATGCCCAAGGTTACATTTAAACCCTGGACCAGTACCAAAGGTAAGGTCTAGGTTTAAATTGAACCTGGAGCATCCTAGAGTGTTTCAGAGGTATATGAGTAAAATTACGCACTACCATAATACCAGATACCACGTAAAACACACCACAATGCCCAAGGTTACATTGAAACATTGAACCAATACCAAAGATAAGGCTTAGATTTAAATTGAATCTGGGGCATCCTAGAGTGTTTTAAGACCATGTGACAATTTTTATATATGAAAGGTAAGAATTTGGCAAGAGTTACACATACTTTACAAGAATTGAATGTTCTGTATTCAACTACAGGAAAAAATCTTACCCTTGTTGCTGCGGATACAACAAACAAAGAAGAAGTGGCCATGTCTGACCGTATCATGGTTATTGCCAATAACACAGGTGGGAGTGCCTATACTGTCACAGTAAACTCTACAGCACTCAATGGCCGACTTGGTGACATCACTGCGCATAGTATTGCTGCATTAGGCATAACAATGTTTGGGCCTTTTCCAAGTTCAGGCTGGAGTACTGTTGGTGGGAAACTTGAGTTTGAAGCAAGTAATGCCGCTATAAAGTTTGCTGTGGTAAAAGTTCCTTAAAATTTTATATATGTCTTTAATTTTCTCATTGTATTTCTTTCATATTTAAAGGGTAAATACTATGGCCTTAAGTGCTGCAACGTTTGGTTTTAATACAAAATTACAAGTTGGTGATGGTGGTGGTACTGAGGTGCTG